GAAGCTAATTTTTAATATTTAAGCTCCTAAAAGCCTCTTTCGCTGAACCGCAGCGCCGCCCAATGCACCAGAGAAACCGCCCTCCGGTGTTGATGTATATCTGCGCCCCATGTAGCCCCTTCGTCTTGTTAGCCATGTTTCAGGCGGTTTGTTTTGTCCCGCAGTCCATTCAGACTGAAATGTTTGCCATTGATTCCACAATCCCATAGCGCGGTCATGATGTTGCCATCTATCCCGCCCACCTGCAAATGTGTCCAAAGACTGTCCTTGATCCAGCCAACCCTGCATTCTCCTCATAAGAAGGCGATCTCGGTCGGTGAAACCTGGCATTTGATCTAAGCCTGGTCGATCCGCCTGATAGTCTGGTCTATTCCTTATTCTTCCTCCTGCCATAATATCACCCCAAAGTTGGTCTTAAAGTCGATGTTCCACCCTGCACACCAGACATACCACCTGTTAACAATGATGGTGGTAGCTGGGCACCTCGCTTCCTTAGTCTTTCCAAGCGATCTTTTTCAAGGTTTGTAATTCTATCCGTTTCCGCCTTTGCCTCGGCAGTTGCTTTTGCCATAGCCGCCTGCTGCTGATCCCGTGCTTTCTCAGATTCCTCCATACCTTTTTTAGTATAGTAATAAGACGAACCTGCAGAGCCAGCGGCTACTAAAAGTGTCAAATATGGAAGAGCTGTCGCCATCTTTATACCTCCATTTCACAACAAACTAAATGTTTTGGCTTGCTAAAACCGAGCATTTTAGAAAATTTCATCAGCTTTTCGGAACCTTCTTTTTTATCAACTATTATTATTTTATTTACAGTCAGAGATTGTAACCCTGGGATTACAACACCATAAAACCCCGTTTTAATGGCTTTAAACGATTCCCTCGACCATTTTTCAACTACGCCATGTAATAAACATTCTGTACCCATAATACCAAGCGCGATACGAGCAACGACACCATTCCTATGATAAATATCAACATAACGATAATTCATGTTTGTGTGCTTTTTAAAACACTCAGGACAATCAACCTCTTTTGTTATTATGGTGTCAAACGTTTGCCCACACATCATATTCTGTTTTCGCTCGCTCAACATACCCATCATCCCTTCGTGCCATCCAATCATCAGCCATCAATTTAGCTTCTTTCGCAATGTCGCCTTCGGGCATATTTGGCTTATTTTGTTTGATTAAAGCATAATATCTTTTATATGTCAAGTCGTATGCGTTCATATATTTATGCCCATTAGATCATGGCTCACCGGGATGGAATTTAACCATCTTCCTACCCTGTACGGATAGCCTTACCCTTTCGGAACCACGTCTATGCTCTATCCAACGGGCTGTACAGGGCGTTTTCGCTTTACTTAAGCTACCGGAGAACTCCCTAATGGGCATAATGCCTTTCATACGTTAGCCCACATGTCATACTCGGTTTTTGCTCTCTGCGTAAACTGGGAGTGATGTTGTTGTGTTTCGGTTATAGGAAATTCGGCGCCGAACTCGGGATCTAATATTCTTGCAAAGCAGTCCAGGATGTCGTCATGAGAGCCTACCGGAAAGAATATAAACTCATCGTCAATAAGCTCCCGGCTTAAATCCCTTTGCTTCTTTTCGTAGTCAATATAGGGGCAGCGCATCGGTATAAAGACCCTGCCGGATTCCCAGGGTGGAATTAATTTTCTTATCCGATCATTCTTTGGTATATTCCCGCCTGTCTTATCAATAACAAACCTGTAGTGATCGCGTTCCATAACATACTCAATATGCTCAATATCGCTGTCCTTGCCGTATTTTTCATAGCCTGTCTTTAAAGGGTTATATTGACGATGTAGTCTAAACAAAGTCTCTGTTCTTTGGGTCAGGTTCATCCGATCCCGCACACCATCTATTAAATAATAGTTGTGATCTTCACCCAAGCCTATGACCAGCATCACGGTATAATCATTCTCTTTTTTCTTTTCTCCAGCAGGATCGCATAAGAGATATCTGTTTAAGTGGTTCCACTCGGACACGCTCCAGTGTACAACCCAGCTTAATAAAAAACCCTCGACCTCATCCGCTTGAGGGTTTTGCAACATTTGAGTGCCAAACACATAAGGCCCCATCTCCTTGCGTTTTTCAACTAACAGCTCGTGATTAAAAAATACCGATTTCCCGTCAGGCCTGCCGGTGTCCGTAGCAGGGTAAATCCTTGGGATTGCTATGTTGTCGCGTAATAGCTGACCATACGTATCGTTTTGGTGGTACCTTGTGCCAATAATACGCCGGTGATTAACACCAGTGTAATGCTTCACAGGCTGATCACTTCCAAGGTTAGCTGATAATCTCCACCCCTCTAATGATTTCTGCAACATTTCCGGATTTGTAACGTCTCGCTCTGTAATAACGTCATCATATACTCTTATTTGGAAATGTCTCCCGGTGGGCATTGAATCCAATCCCCAAAATTCAACCGTAGCTTCTTTATAGACACCCTTGCGCTTAAAATGCAGGCCCTCGTCTAACGACCACAATTTTCCAGCTTTTCGGGTCTCGGATTGCGGGTCTTGCCAAAACACGTCAGGCCACAGTTCGTGCAGCTTCGGATTATTCTCGTTGGCTTCCTTGATCTCCCTACCAAATTTCTTGGCTTCTTTCTTGGTAAGGGAGAATATTGCCATCCTTATTTCGACATCATTAATAATGTCTTGTAAGGTTAGGGCATACGTAATAATGGTTGATTTGCGGTGCTCCCTAGCCCACAGATCAATGTAACCATTAGGCGCAAGCTGCACCTCCCGACATCGATCAAACAACCAGTCGCAATCCACATCCCCCCGGTCAAGCACATACACAAGCAGATAAAACAGATCTCTTGAGCCAAGCATGGCAGCTACTTTCTTTTGTGCCTCTATGCCTTCTTTTTTAGCTTTTGCTATTATCTGCCCGTAAAACTCATGGGCTTGTTGTCTTGTTGTTAGGTTTTGCATACCCGCTCTGATAATCCCTTAAACATACCATTCATAATTTTCGGCTTCGCTTTATACTGACCATTCTCGACATCCATCATTTCTTTCCAGCAGTCGTCGCACACAATAGCACAGGTTTCAGGGTTTACATCCCCAAATATTTCCTTTAGCTCCTTTTCCATATCTTCTTTTGGAGTAGTTCTTCTCTGTTTCACTCCACAATGTTCGCAAATATAATATTCATTCATCTTTAAACCTCCTCAAGTTTAGTTTTGGAATTATACTGCCTCAACAGTATTATATCTATCGTTTCCAATATATAAGGTTCCTTCTTTTTCTGAATACAGGAAGTGCTCTTCGTTCCCTATAGATGGATTGATAAAACTACTAACCGGATCGTCTCCAGTATCAGCAGATAGAATTTTTATTGTTGTATCTATTGGAAGCGAAGATAGATACTCTATTAATATTTTAGTTGTTAGTTTTGCATCTTTTAATAGAATGTAACCTTCAGCTTCCACTAATCTTTCTTGGCAATCGGTGCAAATAGGATAGCACCCTGTTCTAATCATTATTCCCAAACCACATTTACAGCATGTTGTGTTCTGAGTAAAGCACTCTTCCATTTTCATCTTCTTTTAACGCCTCTTATCTCTGCGAACATAAAATATGTCTTCCGGCATTGGGTACCATATCTGGTCAATGTCGCGCTTTCTTAAACTTATCTCAATTATAGCCAGCCAAACAATCACCAACGCAGCGTTAGGCGCTATCCGGATTAAAAAGTTGACTGAGCCGTTGGCTAAAATAATTATCAACGCTGTTAATGGTATTGCCAGTTGTGTTAAGTTGCCCCATGACCGCCTCATTATATTAATTATATACCCCGTAAGAATGATTGCAAACCCGATACCCATCTCCAACATAGTCTGTAAAAGAGTGCTATGCAGCCTGATAAACCCTTCAGGAAACTGACCCGCAGATGCTAACACTATAAATTCTGTTTTCCATCTTCCAAGACCACACCCGACTACCCAGTGATCTTGAAACAGCCTCCATGCTGTCGTCCACGCTTCCATCCTTGTATCTAAGCTGGGGAACCGATCAAAGAACAAAACAAATAAAACGAGTGCGCCGGCCGACATAATAGGAAATAAAAGCCTGCGCTCTTTTTCCGTAATGAGAAAATAGAATGACAAACCTATCATTACAGCTACCATACCCCCGCTGCTCCCTGCTGCGAATAAGCCGAACAACACTAATGGACTGAGCATTTTCCATGAAGCCACAGAGCGAACAATAAAACTAATATTGCTAATTATATTTTTGATAGTAAGACTTACGCTGGTAGCAACCCAATAACCCCTGTACTTAATAGGTTGATTGCCCTGGCTATCCCTAAGAAAAGCCGGAAAGCATAACGCCAAAAGCGCTGACAAACTGTTAGGATTCTCCATCAACCCGGTTACCGACGTGCTGCCCTGCCATATTAAATAGATTCCAAACACTTGTAAGATCGCTATGGCTATATTGCACAAAGCAACTACACACATAAGGTCCATTAGGCTGCTTACCCAGTTCTTACCGTGCACCACTATAATGTAATAAAGCACAACCCCACACATTACATTATAAAACGCCCTGGCAGACTCGCTACAAAACAGGGGAAGGAACTGACTGAATAGTGCCAACCCTAAGAAAGTTGCCATATATCTATTAGCTCTCCACGTTGCGCCCATTAAGACAACAGCTATCAGCGCCCGGAAAGCCAACTCCATGGAATATCGTACTTGCCCAACCCCGGTAGGAAAGCGATAAATACTTAATATTATCAAAGAACAGACTGTTGTTGCTAACAGGTTTCTTGTTATGAAACTTTCTTTCTTTTCCGTTTTATCTGCCTCCTTAAGACATTTTAACTCGACTTAATAAATACAGCAAGTTATGAGTGTTGCGTGTCGTGCAACCTTACGGCTCTAATATAGTAATATTCTTAATCTCGGTCGAACCAGCGCCGCCAGATGCGTTCGAATTGGCGATAGCGATAGTAACCACACTTGACCCTGCGGTAATAAGCGCCTCTGCGGTTGCATTAAGCGGTAAGGTTACAACCTCGTTGGATGCGTCCAGGGTTGCGCTCGTAAAAGCTACGGCTGTCTGAGCTGTTGCGGAACCGAACGCAAGGTCGTTATCCTGCACGAACACAGACCACGTAAATAACTTATCCGTACCGTCCGCCGTATCAGAGGACACTACGATCTGTACCTGCATCCCGTCCACATACCCGGACGATGGCGACCAGGCAAACTGTACCTCTGCGGTTTCGCTCGAATCATCCCAGGTGATCGCACCTACGTTGTCGGCTGTTGCTACATTAGGCGCTGAGGCTGCTGTGATAGGGCCTGTGCCGTCCACAAACACGCTACAGATGTCAACAGCTATCCGCTTGGGAAAGTGCGCTTCGTTGACCCACAGCTCACGCCATACATGATCTGAGTTACCCAGGTATCCAGCAGTTCCGCGCCGCCCGGATTGTAGTAATATCTCTGCATAAGCTGATGTTGCAAACAATACCATGATTAACACAATACCTAAAATTCTTTTCTTCATAGCTTAATCTCCTTCGTATTCTTCGTAGATTTTGTCAAACATTGATTGTAGTGCTGGTGATAGGGCGTGTTCTGTTTTGATTTCCTGCTTTATTTCTTTAACGTCACGCCATCCTAATATATTCTTCGCTGTAAAGATTGAAAATGTTGGATTAAGTTTGTTTGTTAAAGCTCCAACCACAAGTATTTCTTTCTGAATATCTTTAGCTTTTTTGTAGGCTTCGGAAAAGGTAGGATGCACTTTTTTCCACTCGTGTAAAGTGTCTGTATTTACTTGTATTTCTCTTGCGTATGCAGAAAAGAATGGAAAGTCGGTTGCGGTGATAAAGAAAGCTATAATGCCCTGGCAATACTCAGGCTTATATTTTGTAGGTGCACCCATTTTGGCTGGTTTCTTTTTTTTAGGTGGCATTATGGTTGCCTGTATGTGTTTGGATTTTTAGTATTGTTTAGATTGCATACATAATTGACTAAAACATATGCAATAACAATAAACAAACAGATAAATGATATTAAAACGTGTGTCATTTGTTATACCCTGATAAAGGTTGTATAAATAAGTAAACATAGATATGCTGTATAACACAGCGCTATGCTCCACAACGTTCCTATAATAAATTGGGGGTTTGATAATATTTTTTTCATTTTCCCGCCTCTTTGAGCATGCGTTTATATTTATTGCGATTCTTTACAGCCTTTTCTCCCACACCGCGATACGCTCCCGAATTGCTTGTGTCCTGCCTTGCCTTAATAGCTTTACCCTGCCTGGTTGCTCTTTTCTTTGCGTTCTCACCGGTGTAGCAGGTCCCTGAACCCCCATATTGGTATCCCTCTTTGCCGTCTTTTGTGCATTTTTGTATTGGCATTACGCTTCGTTGTCCCCTCGAATTCTCACTGGGTCTGCAAAATGAATAAAACCCTTATATTCAACATTGTTTTCTTCGCAATGATATTTAACAACCTCAAGCGCGTAGTCTACCTCATAAATATCAATCATGAGCAATTCGCCTTCATACAGCATTATTCTCACTGCAAAATCGGGTTCGTTGTCAATTTCCTCCACCACTGTCGTATCAATGAATTGTATCCAGATATCTGCATTTATCGATTTACATTCCGCAAAAACTCTATATTCATACCCGAGTATTTCTTGTGTTTCACCGAGTTGAATAATGCCAGCCTTTTTTGCGGCTTCGGGGTATAGGTCTACAGCTGATTTATACTCTGTGTCTTGGATGTTTGTTGTGGTGGTTGTACAGGCTGTGCATGCCGCAATTACAAGGATGGATGCTAAAAAGACTAAATATTTCATGATATTCTCCTTTTGAGATTAATCATATTTGATATAATAGTAAATCTTGTAACCTTTGTCAAGGCTTTTCTGGCATGATTTTTGATTTGGCGTAAATCGTCACTCGGGTGACAAAAATTGTCACTTTTCGTACAAGCATTTTCCGTGCCAAAAAGATAACCATCTGTTTTCCTTGCATATAAAAAATATCGTGTCCTGGCATAGATATTGCTGTATTATATGCTAACGGATAAAGTATATTTTATGATGATAATAAAAGGAGGATAAAATGGAATACGACAAAAAAGCGAAGGAAATCATTCGAAAAAATACTAATTACGGTGACGCATATAGCGAAATGGTAGATTCAGGCCTTGATCCAATCAAAGCTGATGAAGCTTGGGAAAGATTTCAAGACCAATGTGGACTTGGTAGCGAGCTTTAGCCCTTGTTAAGCCTCTCTCCCAGGAGGGGTTTGTGGAATCCTAAAAAGGATATAACAATGTCAGGCACAGTAACCAAAAAACACTTTATAATTGTAGTGAAGGAATTCGGCTTGCGAGTAGCCATTCGGTTGCTTTTTAGCCGCAAACCTGTTGCTTTAATTGTTTTATTAGGCAGTTAGGGGTGATCGCATGACAACCTTAACAAACTACTGTAAAGGGGAATTGATGTCTGTGTGTACGGCCCCTGCTGATGAACAAGAAAGCTGTGTGTACTATGACAAATCTAAAACAGAGGACCGGTGCATGTATCTTAAGTTTAGCGAATACTGCGACTGTTTAGGAGCTCAGATAGATGCTCCTGCACCGGTTAAGGAAAAGGAGGAGGAAAAGAATGAGAGTGCTGATTGAAATCTACAGAAACGGTGAATATATCACGAGTCAGGATGTTAGTGATTTCCGGGCGGACCAGGTTGATGAAATAATCCGGGTTAAAGAGGAATATGGGCTTGAGTGCCAGATTAAACGCCAAAAGGGGAAGGTTTTATTCGTAGCGTCGATTATTTGATTATTATTTTCCCATACTTACCCCATTTTTTAGTAACCCAGAGATCCCATATATGAGAGTCGTCTCTGTAAATTGCATCCATTAATGCTTTTTGCAAGTTGTCGATATCGGGAGTTTGCTGGTGCGGCTGTCCGTTCATTAGTTCTTTTTTTTTCTTACTCCAGGACTTGGGCATCGGCATAACGAATAAAACATGTGCGCCCGAATCGGGGATCTTGATTTTCATTTCTCTAACAACATCAGCAAAAGCTCTATACCTTACCACGCAAGGGCGCCTTCTCCAAATGTCGCTTCGCGTTTGCCTAGGCTTTGGAACTGGTGTTATAGAATAAATATTCATTTTTTCGGCCT